GCGAAGGCAAACAACATTTCGCCGTCGATGATGGCCGCTGTCATGGCGCATGAAACCGGAGGCGGCAAATCGAAAATGCTGCGTGACCGGCTTAATCCGGCAGGGCTGATGGACCCGAAAACCGGATGGAAAACTGGTCAGAGGTTCGACACGATTGAGGAAGGCATCGACAAGGCCGCAGCTACAATCGCAAAAAATTATGCGCGCGGCGGCGGAACGCTTGCTGGCATGGCAAAGACTTATGCGCCGGTCGGAGCGGCGAACGACCCGCGCGGATTAAACAGAGGATGGGCCGCTGGCGTGGCATCCTATCAAAGCAGGCTGGATGCGGCGAACGCGCCGACCATGAATGCGACTGGCAGCGTCAACGTCAACATCACGTCGAACGGTACGGCGGCGAGGGCCGAAGCCAAGAGCGACGGGATATTCCAGCAGAGCAAGATCACAAACTACAATCAAATGGCCCCGACCGATCCGCAAAGTTCGATGGTGGGAGCACCGTAAGTGAAAATAAAAGACATCCACAATCCGTGGCGTGACGTTTACAACATCTCGGAGCCGGGGAGTGGCCTCGCGCACGCGATGTTCCGCAGCGCGGACTTTTTTGTCGAGACGAATTCACGGCAGGGCGGCAGGCGCGTGGCGTTGCACGAGTATCCGAAGCGCAACACGCCATACGCCGAGGACATGGGGCGCACCGCAGTCAAATTCGCGGTACAGGGCTATTGCCTCGGCCCGCACTATTTGACGGTCAAAGATCGGCTGGTTGACGCACTAGAGGAAAACGGACCCGGCAGGCTGTGGCTTCCGCTGATGCACAAACTGATCGACATGCAGGTTATGGTGAATTCCTATGCGGTCACAGAGAGCCGCGAGCGTGGCGGCATCTGCATGGTCGAGATGCAGTTCGTGGAGTATGGCGATCCGGCCTATCGCGAAGTGGCATGGTCGCCAGCACAGATAGATCAATCAGCAAAAAATCTTGAGGGTGCTGTGACTGGCGATAAGACGGCAACAACGGACGCGGAAGTAGCTCCCTACAGCGACACTTGGGTAAGCGGAATGTCAACATGACAGAAGCGGACGAAATCTTTGGGATCATAAAGCGCATATGCCCGGTCGTGCTTTCGGCGGCAGTTACGCCGACAACAACGACCGGCAGCGCAATGCGTCGGATGGTCGGGATGATGGCGGTTGACTATAACATGATAAACCTGCCGACTTTTTCGATGGTGCTCGGCATGTGTCTTGATTTGGCAAGGCGTTGCAGCGCAACGCTTCCGACAATGGATCGCGTGCGCAAGCAGGCAATGACCGAAACTCCGGTAACATTCAAGGCAACGCAGTTTGTGCTGGCAATCGTGCGGCTGACGTTGGCGTGCGAAGGCCGCATCCTCGCAGCGATGACATTTCGTTCGCGCGATGAGGTGGACGCAATCGCTCGTGCGGTGAACACCGCGTTCGAGCAAGCGGCTCTGATTGCGTCTGATGATCTTGATGCGAACACATACATGGCAATCATTCGATTGCACGGCGATATAACTCGTTTCCTTTCCGATAGCGGGCGCGTGCTGCCGCGCGTCATCAACTACGAATATCAGATAGTGATGCCAGCCTACCGCATGTCGCATCAGGTCTACGCCGATCCTTTGCGCGCGACTGAATTGATCAACGAGAACGCCGTAGTACATCCGGCCTTCATGCCGCTCACCGGCAAGATGTTGGCGGTGTAGCGTGGCAAACGAACAGCGCACTATCAGGCAAATTCCCGTACCCGTCGCCCCCTCAAGCCCGGTATTACAGCGGATCGGCGGCAGCAAGGAAATCGCTACACTGATGGTTCGCGGCAACCTGTTCACCAACTGGACATCGGTGCGGATTGAGCAACTGGTGACGGAAGCGTTTCCTAAGTTTCAGTTTGAATGTACGGAGGAAAGCAAAATCCCATTGGAAGTGAACGCGCTGCAATTCGTGCCGGGTGATGTGGTCGTCGCCTATGTCGGCGGCGTGCAGGCGATATTCGGGTACATCACGGAGCGACACGTTGGTCTTGATGGGAAGCAGCATGGCGTTCGCCTTGTCGGTGTCGGTGACACCTTCGACCTGACAAACAGCATGGTGCCGATTGAGAAGCTCGGTGGGCATGATGGCAAAGGCTGGCTGGAGCTTGCCAAGGACCTCTCAAGTCATCTCGGCATCAAGATCATTCCGCGTGGCTCGGTCGATAACACGCCGTTCGAGAACATTCAGGTGCAGCCGGGTGATACGATCATGTCGATCCTCGAACGCTACGCCAAGATGCGAAACATCGTCATCGGCTCGGAAGCAACTGGCGGCTTGATGGCGATTGGTGAGCATGAGGCGACATCGACCGGAACGCTGATCGAGGGCAACAACATCCTGCGGGCGAACTGTGTGATCCGTGATCAGGCGGTCTATAAAAAGATTTATGCTGTTGGGCAAAGCACCGGCAGCGATCAGGGTAGTGGCGACAGCCAGAACAAGCAGATTGCGTTTCAGCCCGGTTCGTCATCGCGCAATCGCATTATGATAACGCTGGCCGATGTTGCCGACACTATGCACGGTGTTACGCGGCGGGCACAGATGGAAAAGGTGTTTACCGAAGGCAGCGAAATCGAAGCGCAGATCACCGTACAAGGCTGGTTCAAGGACAACAATCAAAGCGATGAGGTCTGGCGGGCTGGCGAATACTATCACGTCGAAAGCCCGTCGCTGATCCTGCACCAGATACTTGGATGCTCCGGCTGCATCTACGAACAAAGCAATTCCGGCACCACAACGACGCTGATTATGGTTGATCCGATCCACATGAACGGCAAGCGCAACTATCGCGATGCCATAATGTTCGAGATAAACAGGAGACGGGAACAGGAGCGCGCAGAGCGGCAGCAGCCCGGAACCGAAACACCACCGATATGAGGAAGTCATGAACAGGAACAGCCTGCTCGAAATGTCCGGTCGCGCGATGCACCAGATGGTGCGCTTCACGCTCAACAAGGGTGTGGACATTCCGATGATGCAGGAACTGAATTTCGACGGCATGAACTCCGAAGGCCGCGACAAGGTCGAGCGCGTGCAGAACTACGGCTTTAGCTCGGCTCCGCTGCCGCGCGATGAGCAGGGCGCAGGAACACAGAGCGGCAGTAGTGGTGGTGGCGTCGGCGGGGACGGTGAGCAGGCAAAGGGACCTGCGGCGGAAGGCATCTGCATGTTTACTGGCGGTCAGCGCAATCATCCGGTTTGCATTGCAATAGACGACAGGCGGCATCGCCCAATGGGTCTGAAGCCGGGGGAAAACGCGCAGTACGACGACATCGGCCAGATGACGCTGCTACGCCGCGCCTTCACCGCAATCCTGTCGCTCGACAGCAAGGACGAAAAGACCGGCAAGATGGTTGAGCGATTTGTGTCGCTGCGGCACGTTGAAAAACAGAAGCAGAAGCGTCCTAAGATCGGCGCGAAAAAGGAAAGTGCGGCACCGCAGACGCGAGAGCAGAAGTTGCGGGCAGAACAGCGGGCGGCGCAGGAAGCGCAGGAGCGGGAGGACTACAAGCACGAGGGTGACACGGTCAACACCGAAATTCGCTGCACGAAAAACCGCATCGAGTTTCGATCCGGCGACAGCGTGGTCGGCTATTATGAGGCATCGTCGCAGACTTGGTTCTTCAAAGGAAAACTCGCGACGATGGAGTTCGACAAGGAAAGCCACACGGTAACGCAGCGGTTTGAGACAGTTGGTCCGACCTATCTCGGTCTTGATGCCAAGGACGAAATCCAACCGAAGGTCGTAACGGTTGCCGGTCCGGCGAAAAAGACTTTTGCAAAACCGGAGTGAACTGGATGGCTTTTACGCCTTGGAATACGGCACACGGCGAGGCGGCAGCGGCATGGTTGTCGGTTGCCCCTGTAGTGCCGCTTGCTCCGATGGACGACAGCGTTGACACAAACACGGTCGTAATCGAGGGCGCTGGCACCATTGTTTCGTTCGGTGATTGCCAGAACATCGTACTGAAGCGGGTGAAATTCGTGCCGCTGGTGCGGGCGGCGGCAACGACGATTATTCTGCAAAACTCTGCACGGCTCAATCTTCTGTCCGGCCAGCAACGCTCGATCAGCAAGGTATCCTACGGAATGTATATGTGTGATGGCGACGACAATTGGAGCGAGTTCTATTTTGTGCAACAGGGTATGGCGCTGGTCAGCGATTTGGAGCAGCGGTTGCAAGTTTTGGAGGACAAGGTATTTGGGAGCCAGTCATGAGCAGCGACGTTCGCTTTTTGCAATTGGCTGACAAGAAGCCGTTTAACTATGCGGTCGAACTTGACTGGCTACTCACCGACATGAACTTGATTGCGGACGGCCTTGACCTGCAGTCGGCGGTCATCGTCGCTCTCGGCACGGACGCGCTAGCCGGGGTAAGCGATGTGCTGCCCGATCCAGACGCAACAGACCGGCGCGGTTGGTGGGGTGATCTGGATGCGGACGAAATCTGGAACGGTTGGCCGGTCGGCTGCAAACTCTGGTTACTGTCGCGTGCCAAGATAACCGGGCCGCTGGCACAGGAAGGCTCGACTATTGGCCGCGCACTAAGCTACACGCGCGAGGCGATGCGGCCATTCACACAACGCCGTATTGCGACGACTATTGATGTTGACGTGCAGCAGGTCGATACGCAGCGCATAGATGTGGGGATTGTGCTTTGGCGCGGCCCGACACGGGAGGTCGAGCTTCGCTACAGCGAATTGTGGGATGAACTTGGGAGACGGTAATGCCGTGGCAAACCCCAACTCTTAAAGACGTTCGCAAGTTGACGCGGGACTATGTTCTAACGCAGCTTGGCGCAAAGGTAATGGTGCCAAATTCTGTGCTGCGCATCCTGTCGGATGCAATGTCTGGTCTTACACACCTGACGCTGCTCTACATTGACTGGCTGTCAAAGCAGCTTCTGCCGGACACCTCGGAAACGGAATGGCTGGATCGACACGGTGACATCTGGCTGGTCAACGCTGACGGCTCGATAGGGCGCAAGGCGGCGACTTATGCGCACGGCACCGTCCTGTTCACTGGGCTGTCCGGCGTGGTCGCGCCGACCGGGACGCTGCTCAATGGCGCGAATAGTGTGCAGTATCAGACTGTTGCGGATGCCGTACTGAGCGCGACGGGGGGCACAGCACCGGCTGTAGCACTGACTGCAGGGATAATCGGAAATCTCGCGGACAGCCAGCCGCTTGGGATTGTCGTGCCAATCGTCGGCATCGACGCCGCATCTCTGTCCGGCGATATGAGTGGCGGCGTCGATATGGAAACGGATGAGCAGTTGCGCGAGCGCGTCTTACGCCGCATCCGGCAACCGCCGATGGGCGGCGCAGCATATGATTATGAGGCATGGGCACTGGCGGTCCCCGGCGTGACCCGCGCGTGGTGCTACCCGAACGAAATGGGCATCGGCACCGTCACCGTGCGCTTCATGATGGACGACCTGCGTGCCGACAATGATGGCTTTCCGCTGCAACAGGATTGCGCCACCGTGGAAAGCTATATCAACAGCAAGAGGCCAGTTGCGGTGAAGGATTTTTTCGTCGTGGCACCGGTCAAGCAGGAGATAACCTGCGTAATTGACGAATTGGTTCCTGATACCGATAGCATGCGCGGTGAAATCGAGCAAAGCCTCGACAAGATGCTATTGGAATTTGCCGCACCGGGACAGACGATTTTTGCGGCGTGGAAAAATTTCGCGGTTATGAGCGCCCCCGGCATTCAGTCATTCCACATGGCAAACAACGAGGACGATGTGATGCTCTCTCCCGGCCACATGGCTGTTTTGGGGACGGTTGTTTATGACTGACAGGCACGTCCGTCGATCAGGTGAGGACTATGCGCATGCAATGCTGGCACTGTTGCCGCAAGGGCAGGCATGGCCGCGTTCGGTCGGGAGTGCGTTGGTCAACACGGTCATCGGGCTTTGCAAGTATTGGGGATACGTTGACAGCCGTGCAGCGGATTTTCTGGAAATTGAAGCCGACCCCCGCATTGCAATCGAGATGTTCCCGGATTGGGAAAGGAATTGGGGCCTGCCTGATCCATGCTTTTTTGGCATTCAGACATCGCTGACGGAACGACATCGTATCTTGATGTTAAAAATGACCATGCTCGGTGGGCAGAGCCGTGCATGGTTTGTCGAGTTGATGTCGTGGCTCGGCTACGAAATTCTGATCACCGAGTATGCGCCGTATATGTGCGGCATCTCAAAATGCGGAGACACCTCGCACGACGAGATTGCGGCTGGTGGAGCACTCGGCAATATGCGTTGGTATCTCGGCCCGCCTGAAATGAGATTTTATTGGTCAATCGGCACTGGACAAGCGAAACTTCAGTGGTTTCGGACTGCCCCGCAGGGCGGGGAGGTGGGGGTGGACCCACATTTGATTATCGGTATGGCAGGAGAGGTGCCGTGTATACTGGACCGCCTGAAGCCAGCACACACACAAATTGTTTTTGACTATTCTTTCCTGCAAACAGGTGGGCCAATGGCAGGAACACCCTAAAGGAGTTTGCGATGCGCTATCACCAGCCCTATGGCATTACCGATACCGATGCGCCGTACATCAACGGTGACCCAAGCATAGGGCGGCAAGGCTCAATCATTCCTGCCGAAGCAGTCGAATATCCGCAACGCGAAGTCATCTCAGCTATTGAAGCGTCGAAGCAGACGCCAGACGACGCCAGCCTTTCGCAACTTTTATACGCCATTCGCGGCCAGCGGATGAACTATGCACTGGCGATCAACTCAGCCCCTGACACGGTCGAAGTTGAGTTCGACCCGCCAATTGGCAACACGACGACGCCGGGGATGCCACTGCGCATCAAGGGCGCGGTGAACAATACCGGCCCGACCTTGCTCAGTGTCGATGGCGACAGCCATGCGTTGCGCTACGCCGATGGTGCCGAACTGGTTGCAGATGCAATCAAGAGCGGCGTGATCTTCGAGGCGGTTTGGAATGACACCGGCTATTGGGAGTTCAATCCCTATGCGACCGGCGCGGCTGGCGGCGGCAGCACGACAAACACCTACA